AATTATTTGTTATCCTGATCCTGCTGGTAGTGCAAAAAAGACTAGTGCTGGTGGTAGAACTGACCACTCAATATTATTAGAATATGGATTTCAGGTTAAGGTGAGAAGAAAGCACCCAGCAGTTAAAGACAGAATTAACAGTATGAATCGTATGTTCCAGAATGCTGCGGGTCTTAGGAATCTATTCGTTGATCCTTCATGCAAGACAACTGTTGATTGCTTAACAAAACAACAGTATAAAGAAGGCACTATGTTACCAGATAAAACAAGTGGGTATGACCATATACCGGATGCATTTGGTTATATGATTGAATATTTATATCCAGTTAGACCACCAGTAACAGAGTTACAGACTGGTCCGTTTGGCATGACACCCAAGCGATTTGGACACTTTTAGAATTAAACTCTGTATTAATAGTTTGATAAATAACTATTATAACCCACTATCAATGTCCATGCAAGGCATTGAGTTATAAAAAAGTAATAACCTATAGGAAAAATATTACAATGACATTAGAATCTATATTAAAAAAGCATCCCTCTTATGAAGAGAATGCAAAACAAGCAGACTATTTGTTTCGTAGTTATGTTGGTGGTGAACAGTATCGTAAAGGCGAATACTTAACACAATACATTGGCGAAAACGAAATACCACATGCATATCAAAACAGACTTGCAGCAACACCATTGGATAATCATGTAGCAACTGTTGTTGACATCTATCGTTCATTCATCTTTAAGAATGAACCACAGCGTGAACTTGGTGCTTTGGAAAAGAACCCACTTGTAATTCAATGGTTAAACGATACCGATCAAGAAGGTCAAGATATAACCTCTTTCATGAAGACAATGAACGATATTAGCATGGTGCTAGGTAATGTTTGGATATTGGTAGATAAGCCTAGTTACAAGGTTAATACTCAAGCAGAAGAAGAAGCATTGGGTATTCGTGGTTACGCTTGCACATACACACCACAGAACGTATTGAACTGGGAATATACTCGCAGCATTAATGGTAAGATGACATTGTCACACATTGCTGTAGTTGAATCAGAGTCAAAAGAGCGTATGTCCGTTACCCATTGGTATAAAGACACAGTAATCAAGCGTATTATCACTAAAACAGACACAGGTGAAGCAGATAGTATTGTAGGCGAAGAGGTTTATGACAATCCTTTAGGTTACATTCCATTTGTTAACCATTCACCATTGAAGTCAAGAGTAAAAGGCATTGGTATCAGTGTTGTTGCAGACATTGCAGACTCACAGCGTTATATCTATAACTTGTTGTCTGAATTAGAGCAATCAATACGTATCTCAAGTCATCCTACACTAGTGAAGACTACACATACACAAGCAAATAGTGGTGCTGGTGCAATTATAAACTTAGATGAACAGTCTGAGCCAGGATTGAACCCATACTTGCTACAACCAACTGCTGCTGGTATTGATGGTATTATATCTACCATAGAACTTACAGTAGATGCGATTAGTCGCATGAGTCACACTGCATCAGTTACATCTTCAAAGACATCGCCTACAAGTGGTATATCTTTGCAAGTAGAACGCGAGTTATTGTTTGCTAAGTTGAAAGACATTGCAGACACAGTGCAAGAGACAGAGATTAAATTGTGGAATATATGGTTTGATTGGCAGAACATTGATAAGCCAGCAGACTTCTCTATCTCATATAACAACAAATTTGATATGCGTGACATGAGCAATGATCTTATGCACTTCAAAGCAGCATTAGAATTGAATGATGACCCAGTCTTTAGAGCGATGATCGTAGAAAAGATTGGAAAATTATTTGAAGACTAAATAGATGTAATGCAGCATGAGGCTGCTTTTATCACCCCTAATAAATTAAAAGGATTATGTATATATGGATACCCAAGAAACCATAGGAACACCTACAGATGAATCAACTACTGGAGTTGAATCACAGGAAAATATTATCCAGGAAGAAGCGAAAACTTTCACTCAAGAACAAATGAATGAAATAATTGCTAAACGAGTTGCAAAAGTTAAATCGTCTTTTGACGGGATTGACCCTAATGAATATAGAGACTTAAAGAATCTACAATCACAAGTTGAAGATGAGAATCTAATCAAAAGGCAAGATTTTGATCAATTGATGAAGAAGCACAAAACTAAGTCTGATACTGAGATCAGTTCACTGCGCGGTGAACTAGAGCGTATTAAGATTGATGGTGCTTTAATAGATGCAGCGTCACAATTGAAGTCAATTGCACCTGAACAAACTGCGAAGTTACTTCGCGAACAGGTTAGATTGGGTTCAGACGGTAAGGTAGTTATTATGGATGGTGACAATGTTCGCTACAATGATGACTCTGAACCAATGACAGTTTCTCAGTTAGTCTCCGACTTCCTGGACACAAACACTTACTTCAAAGCAGCAGGACCCAGTGGAACAGACTCTACGAGCAACACCACTGTAAAAGATAACAATAATGTTACACTTGCTGATTTGGATATGAACCGACCTGAACATCGTGACATTTATCGCAAATGGAAACAAGAAGGTAAGGTTTAAAATAATTAATAGGAAATATTAAAATGGCTTTTAACACAGCATATGATTTATCGGCATTAATGGTGCCAACCAAAGCAGCGGCAGTATACGCAGCCCAGGAAAACAGTTTATTCATGAATGGTTTTATCATTCCAAACATCGTAGTTCCAGCAGGATCTTTTTCTGCACAGGTTCCAGTATTCGCAAAGACTTCTGCACAAGTATTGACTCAAGCAGCACACGCTGTAGATGACATCACTTCTACTAAAGTATTAGCAACTGCTAACACAATCACTTTGGATTTGTTCGCTGCACGCGACACTCTTCGTGATCTTGGTGGTGTAAACCCAACTGAACTAGGTCGTGTTTTGGGCAACGCTGTTGCACAAAAGTTTGACGAAGCAGTTGTAGTTGAATTGTTAACTGCTACAGTTACACAAGCAACTGACGCAACTATCAACCCATTGTGGGATGCTGCTGCAACTATCCGTCAGGCTGGTGAAATGGGTCCATTAATGGCTATCGTTTCACCTGCTTACGCTGCTCTTCTTATGAAGGCAATCGGTGGTGCTGCATTCGCTGGTGGTGATTACCAGACAGAAGCACTACGTAACGGTTTTGTTACTAAAGTTGCTGGAATCTCTGTATTCCAATCTGCGCACATGACTGCGCTAGGTGTTGTATTTGGTGCTGATGCAATGCGCACTGCATCACAAGGTGGACTTGACATGGAAATGCAACGTCGTGCAGAAGCAGTTGGAACAGACATCGTGGCTTCATACGCCGGCGCTGCTGGTCTTATTGACGACTCACGTATTGTTGAATTAGTATAAGTTTAACACAATTATTGGGGGTCGCAAGATCCCCTATTAACGGAGATTATAATGTTTGCTACAAACGATGATTTAACAGTATATATTCAGGACATTTTTGATCATGGTGTATCAGATTGGAGCGATGAACTTGCTTTAGCGGAAACCGATGTTACTAATCAAATTAGGATTAGGTATTGGGATAAGTTTGAAGATAAGGCTCAGTTTGATAAGACCAAATTGGTTGAGACTCAATGGAAACCTGCTACTGTATATCGTGCCTTGAGTGCATATATCTTACCTAAGTTATCAACATTTAGACTTGATGATACCTTTATGGAACAGACTGCATTCTATAAGACACAATACGCAGAAGAGATCAATACACAGTTTCAACTAGGTATTGAATACGATAGTGATGGTGATGGTGCTATAACAGCAGCAGAAATTACCACTATGACACAAACAAGGTTATATAGATAATATGAGTAAAAGGGAAAACATAGTAAAAAGGTTTTACGAAGTTGCCAAAGCGCAACGAAGCGTTAGATTTAATACAGTGGTAAGAGATCCGATTATTGCGGAAGAATTACCAAGGACTGGGTTCCCTGCTGCTTACCTTGAATCTTCAAATGAGGAACGATTAAACATTACTAAAACTCTACGTGAATGCAATATGGACATTGCAATTGTCATTACCGTAAATGGTAGAGATAGAGACACACAGAGAAATGTTGCAATTGAAGCAATTGAAGAATCAATCTATAATGATACAGAAATTAATTCGTTAGTAAATAGCATTGAATTAACAAACATAGATATAGTTGACTTAGGTGAAGCATCACCATTCGCTACCGTTAGGGTGACGTTTGGTGTAACCTATTGTTACACTATATAAATAGACTAAATTAGGAGATAAAATTTATGTCATGCACAGCAGGCAAGAACGGAGTATTGAAGGCAGGTGGTTCAGCCATCGCTCAATTAACTTCATATTCAATATCAGAAACAGCGGACACAGTTGAGTGCACTCACTTTGGCTCATTGAGTTATCGCGAACATGCAACAACATTTAAGTCGTTTGATGGATCCGCAGACTTAGTATGGAATCGTCAAGATGGTGATATCGTAGTTGGTAACACTTATCTATTAGACGTATTCCCAGAAGGTGATAGCACAGCAACAGATTGGAAGATCAGTGGCGATGTTATCATTACTTCATTCGCAATTACAGGCGCTACGGAAGATAATGTTTCGGCATCTATCGCATTCCAAGGCACTGGCGTATTAACACGCGGCGCGGAGTAAAGTAACCTATGCCCAATCAAAGCAAAAACACAATGAAGCAATTGCGTGCCGAGATTGGGCATGATTTTCAAAAGTATGTTGATGACTTCTTTAAGTCATTAGTAAAATTAACCCCAATTGATACTGGTCGCGCAAAACGCGGTTGGGTCAAAAACTATAACAACCAAATAGGTGAGAAAACTTCTTACATATTGTTTACCAACAGAGTGCCTTATTCGGCAGTGTTGGATAATGGACACAGTAAGCAAGCACCAAAAGGTATGTTTAACCCCACATTAAAAAGAACGAGGCAAGCAAGATGAGCATATTAGACAAAGCAACAGCACACTACAAAGCACAATTATCAGGCAGTTTACAATCATTTGAAGTTCCTGAATGGGAAACAACCATTTACTTTAAAGGTATTACTTCAATGGCAGACGAACAGCGAGTATTAAAACTCCATTCAGAAGGTAAATTAGCAGAAGCACTAGTTGAATCAATCATATCAAAGGCATGTGATGTAGACGGGAAGAAGTTATTCAAGTCTGCTGATAGAGTTACATTGATGCATGAAACAGACCCAGTTATATTAATGAAAGTTGCTGGTGAACTCAACGGGACTGCTACTTCTGACGAAGACCTGGGAAACGAATAAAAGATAAGGAAGTATTCTTTATCTTTCAAATAGCGGAACAGATGCATACTAGCGTAGAGTGGGTGTTGAATAATGTTAGTTCATTAGAACTTCGTTCATGGAACTTGTATTATAAACACAAGTCCGAATTAGCCAAAAGGAAATAAGCACATGGCAGATTATGACATTACCATTAAAGCCCAGGATAAGTCTGGCGCTACTCTTAAACAAGTAGATAAGAACCTAAGAAAAATAGAAAAGTCGTCAGGCGGTGTAACCAAAGCACTTGGTCTGGCTGGCGGCGCTCTTGCAGCAATCGGTGCAGGTCAAATATTAAAAGGCATTGTAAATCAATATACTGCGTTTGAAAAGTTTCGCACAGTATTAGCAGTTTATACTGGCTCTCAAAAAGCAGCAAACGATGAACTTAAAAGACTTGACACCCTGTCCAAGTCCTTACCACAAACTCTCAATGACTTAACCGAAGGCTTTGTATTATTCAAGTCTCGTGGTATTGATACCTCTACTGAGGCTCTTAGAGCATTCTCAAACATAGCAACAGCAAACCAAAAGTCAATGACTCAGTTGGGTGAAGCAGTAGCAGACGCACTTACAGGTGAGTATGAACGTCTTAAAGAGTTTGGTATTAATGTGTCAAAAGACAATGGTAAGTTCACTGCCAATGTAGTCGGTGGTCAACAGATTATCGCTAACTCTTCTGCGGAATTAGTCAAGAAACTAACAGCATTAGGTGAAGTTGGTGGTAAGTTTGGCAAAGCAGCCGAGTTTAACAATCAAACATTAGCACAATCATTTAGTAATCTAGATGGTTCAATCTCTCGCACTGCAATTGAAATTGGTGAAAACCTTCGCCCTGAAATGAAAAAAGCAGTTGATCAACTTAGCGAATGGATTGACAAGAACGATGAACTCGCTGCAAAAATAGGCGTAGGTCTTGGTGATGCAGTTGGTGCGGTAGCGTCTGGTATTACAATACTAGCAAACAATATAGACTTAATAAGACAGGCAGCAATTGCATACTTGGGAGTTCGCTTCGCAGGTGCATTTGTTAACCTTGCTGTAAGAATGTCATCCGCTGTTAAAGCAACACAGACATTGGGTGGTATGTTTGGAACAATGGGCGCAATAGTCAGAACTGTTGTCAGTGGTCCTTTACTGAAACTAGCAACAATGCTTGGTAAAGGTGGTATTATAGGTATCGCAATTACTGGGGTATTATTCTTGTTTGACAAGTTCAAATTAGATATGTTTACAATAGGTGAGTCTTCAACCAACATGGCTCGTCTTGTTAATGGTGCATGGCAATTAATAGTTCAAGGTGCAACTACAGCAGTTGAATACTTGTCTGGTTTATGGAATACATTTAGCGAAGGGTTCAGTAACATATTCTTGAACTCAGAAAATATGTTTGGAAAAACAATGTCAGCAATTGCAGATATTGCCAAAAAGTATATTAACTTCGTTATCGGTAACTGGGTAGCGTTTGGTAAAACAGTATACGCTATTATCACAAACTTCCCTAAGTGGTTTATGGATTCAATGAAAGGCATGTTGAAGATAGCAGACGACTTCGGTAAAGCAGTTGTTGAAAAGTTCACCAATATTGGAACAGCATTAGAACAAGCAATGGCTGGTGATTTCGCTAAGGCTTGGGATACTATTGGTAAAGAAAGTGCATTCTCATTTGAAAAGAGTTGGAATAGCGCATTTAAGAACTCAACTGGTTTATTAGATGGTGTTGACTTTGAAGAGATATACGGAACAGACTACCTAACTGGTGGTATTGATTATGTTAAAGCAAAAGCAGAAGATGTCGTAAAGATATTAAATAACGCTTCTATTATGCCAAGAATTGGAACTGGTCATCCTACAGCAGGCGCACCAATCCCACCACCATCATCTGTAACATCTACAACTACATCTACAAGTGGTGATAGTTTACTGTCTAAGACCAATAAAGAACTAAAATACACAGATGCGTTGCTTAAAAAGCAATGGGCAATTAAGAAAGCACTCACAAAACAAGAAGCAGATGCAGCAAAGGTATTAAAGAATACTATCGCAGCCTATAAAGAATATGGCTTTACACGCATAGAAGCAGATGAAAGAGCGATGGAAGCATCCAAAAAAGCAGCAGAAGCAGCACAAAAAACTGCTGACGACATTGCAGGATATTGGAAAGATTTATCTAAAGACATGTCTTCTAGTATATCTAAAGGTATTATGGATGGTAAAGGATTGTTTGACTCATTCGGTGGTTACCTAGAGAGTTGGGCAGATAAAATCCTCAATACAATAATAGAGCAGATGCTTATTCAACCTATGTTAAACCAAATGGGTTCATGGTTAGGTGGTATCGGTGGTGGCTTGGGACAAGCAGTTGGCGGTTTAATGACTGGCGGCGGAGGCGGTGGCATCATGGACCTAATTGGTAGTGTATTCAGTGGTTTCCACGCAAATGGTGGTTACATACCAAATGGTAAAGTCGGTATTGCTGGTGAAGCAGGCGCAGAGTTGATTACAGGACCAGCAAACGTTACACCATTGAATGGTGAGATGAATTCTGGTGGTGGTCAAAATGTAACGATAAATATCAATGCAATAGACACACAATCGGGAACTCAGTTCCTAATAGATCATAAGCGCGAAGTTGAAGGTATTATTCATAATGCTTACTCAAGACGCGGAAAGCAAGGAATATATAATTAAATGAAAGCAATCTTTACATACCCAAACAACGCAGCCACCTCATACATAGACCCATTGTATGTAGGTGATGCTTCTGATGGATTCCAAAAAAGAATACAAGACCTGAAAGATGGCAACTATCTTCCGTGGGCTGGAACTGCGCCAGTTGATACAGTAAGTGACTTAATGAGTAACATCTCAAAGTTTAACGACTATTATATGGGACTAGGAGAGTATCAGCATGTATCAATACATGATATGTATCTCTATCCATTATTGACTGGCTCTGTGACAACTGTTCCGATTCAGATATCTGAAATCATCACTTCTATTTCTGCACCATTGGGCTCTCCTGCTGTTATGTCTACTAGTGTTCCTCAAGAGTTAACCAATGGACTGTTGGTGTTGTTGAGCAACTTTGATGGAGCCGTTAGTGGTCCTGCGCTGAATT